TAATAGTACCTGCAGAAAAGTTACCAGAAGAATCACGGGCTACGATAGCCGAATTAGTATTGGCAGATGTAGCAGTTGTAGCAGAGTTAGATACTTTACCAGCAGTTGAAATAGTTCCCAACTTAGTGTCTGCGATAGCAGCACTTGCATTGATGTCAGCATTAACAATAGTGCCATCAAGAATCATACCACTTGTTACTGTACCAGTAGAACCAGTTTGAACTATGTTAGCAAGGGTAATTCCGTGTGCAGTTGTAGTATTTTCAATGTGTTGATTAGCCTCACGATAATCTCTACCAATTGCCATATGGCGCACTACAGCACCAGCAGAGTGGGCTACACCAGATGAACCATCAATACCACGAGTAATAGTAAGTGTGTTAGTTGATACCGCCGTTACATCTACAATTTCTTCAAGGGCTGTATCTGGGTCTATCACCACCGTAAAGGTTTCGCCAGCAGAAATTGTGGCTCCACCTAGTAAAGAAGTTCCTGACACCACAGTTGCTGAAGTACCAGAGGAAGTTAACGCTCCAGATAAGGTTGTCTGTTGTGAGCGTGAGGAGTATTTGCGTGTTGTCATTTAGTTACCTATCGGCTGTAGTGGATGCGGATTGGATATTGGGTTTGTTGTCTTGATGTTTCCTCAGAGAGGCGTTGTGTATAAAGTGCTAGCAATTGACGAGATGCATTCTGAGAAGAACCAAATGGCCTCTTGCTATCTGTTTCATCTGCTTGTGGGCTAACTTGAGCCGCACGTGCTGGGTCAAGATAGGTAAGCAAACGGTATGAAGCACCAAGTACTACCACATCTTTGCAGGATTCTGGTAGTCCAGTTTGTGTTGTAAACACCTGAGAATTAGTTGTAAAAGCAATTGGCTCAGTTGCATAAACAATTTTTACAGTTCTACCTGGTGTAATATAATCACCAATGGTTACTGTTTGAACATCGTCAGTTGAAGAAAATCCAAAGGCTGTAGGTTCAGCAAAAGAATCAAATGACCATCTACGCACTGGTATCCATTCTTTAGATGGACCAATCTCTTGCCACATAATTGTTAGGATATTATCTATATCTAAGTTAGCAAATGCATATGTAGTAATTGCTGCATTGTAAGTAAATGAAGTGTTATTTACTGCAAATATAGTAGCGCCCATTGCTTTAATAGTGTCATTAACTGCACGTTTAATTACGTGACGTGGGAAGGTAGGAGAGATAGTAACCTTAGTATCTGCTGTATGAGTAGCAGCAGTAGTTCCTAAATAGCCACGACCATATGGGGCTACAGTGGCTGTATTAGCAATACGGTCAAATGAGTCTACCCACATTAACTCTTCATCAATCTCAACTACACCTTTACCTAGATTCTCAGTAGAACCTAAAGATAAAATAGTAGGTGAAGATGATGGTGATGTTAGAGTAGTAACTGCACTGGTTAAGTGAGTTGCTCTATCTTGTTGGTATGTATATCCAGCCAAGTTAATCTGGATTTCATCCATTATATTCGATAGGGTAGTTGTCATATCTTCCTTTATTATCTAGGTGTAATGATTTTCTTGTCGGGTGTAATTAACTTTGATTTAGGTTCTTCTTTAGGTTTGCCAAAAAATGCATTGTAGTAATGTTCATCAAATGAGAACCGTTTCATATGCGGGGCTAGTGCTCCTGTATGGGCATAGAGTGGAACCTCAGCCTTATCACATAAAGCAAAGAAGAATATATCTTCACCTATAAACTTAGTTCCTCTACCCATCTCCATAAATATTTGACCATCAACGGATACTTCACGAACTTTAGGTACAATACTTCGGTGCATTAATACAAATCCCATACCTGCTGCATCAACTTTAATAAGTTGATTAACTGGCATTGGGTGAACTCTTGTTAAACCAAAGCCACCTTCATCTCCAACTATAAAGTTAAAGATTGTAGGCATTGGAATCATTAATGGTTCTTCTGGATTATCTGTAGTAAAATATATTCCAGTAATAATAGGACGTTTTTCAATGTCTCTGTTATCCCATAATAATTTAAACTTTTCTGGACTAATTACTACATCTGAGTCTACCCATAGTAGCCATTCATAATCAGTCTTGTCATACCAGTAATCGATTACTGTCTGTCTTTGTCTAGCAATTTGATTGCCTTGACTTCGCAATGATGTAGCAAACTCTACGCCAGACTTTAACAATACATCTGTTACGCCTTGCATAAACTTTCCGTCTACCATTCCATTGTCGCACCAAACTAGTGCAATAGAATCTTTTTTACTCATAGTCCCCTATGTCCCTATCTATACTTTGATGTCTTCTTTGCTATTGATTTAGGTTGTTTTACAAACTGCTTACCCTTTTTCATACCTTCACGTTTAGCCTTGCTAGTTGCTGCATATTCAGATGAAGATAACGCTTGTCTTGCTTTCTTAGGCAAGTATCTTTCACCAGTAGCCTTACTGCCCTGAGTACTAGGCTTACCAGACTTAGTGCCCCAATCTTCTTTGGTCCACTTAGATAAAGATTTTTGCTTACTACTTTTACCACCTGAGTAGCCACCACCAGCCTTCTTGTATGCAAGTGCTACAAGTTGGGCTTTACGTGCAGACCATTGTCCAGGTTTACCACCCTTAGAACCAGCCATAATACGATTTTTAATACGGTTTCTAAGTTCAGGATTAGTATAAGACATTACCACTTAACCTTATCTGCCCAGTATGCTGCAGACATTTTGCCTTTAGCAATGTTTTTAGAATGTCTTGCTTTAAAAGATTTACGTTTCATCCTCATACGCTCAGACTCACCAGCCTTTGGTTTACCAGCAGTGCTAGCACCTTGTTCACCAAATCTAATTGTCTTTACTTGAGTACCAACTTTAGCCACAACTACATGTGATTTCTTAGGATGATTAGGAGTACGCTTTGGTTTATTAAAACCAGATACTCCAGCCCTAGAGAGTCTTGAGTCTTTCTTTTTTACCATATTCCCCATACTTTCCTAGTACTTGTCTGACTATGCCATTCTTGCCAATACGCACAATAAGTCCGTTTTTAATCTGTATTGGATTAAATCCATCATGTCGTTTGTATTGGCCAGATGACATTACTTTCCTCGTCCTGTTTTTCTCATACCCTTAACCTTTAATAAATTAGGGTTTCTTTTCTTAGCAGCCTTACTTGCTTTCCTTGCACCCGCAGCCAAGATTGCTCCAGCACCTACCATAGATATTCCTTGCTTCTTCGCAATCTGTTTCTGGGCTGCTTTGAAGCCCATTCCCTTTTTGGCTTTCATTACTTCTTCTTTCCATAGCGTTTCTTCATTAACTTATCAAGTGCTGCAGTTTGTTCTGCTTTAGTCTTAGCCATACCTCTAGGAGATATTTCTTTTTCAAATGCTTTAATAGCATCTTTACCTTTAATTATTTTAGGTACTCTTTTTTTACTTTTTAAAGGTACACTAAACTTAGGGTCTAAGTTTCTAACCTTTTTCTTAGGAACATCTTTAAGAGCCATGTTACTTCTTCTTCTTTTTCTTCATACCTTTACGCATTTCCATCATCTTCTCAGACTTGGATTCCATCTTCTCGCCTTTAGCATAAGCCTTGGCTGCAGCCTTTCCCTTGGCTGTGTATGGGAACTTTTTCTTTCCTACTTTTGGCATTACATTCCTACCTCTCGCATTGTGTTTGCTACCCGTTGGTCTATTTTTTGTGCCGCTGGCATAGTGTTTGCATCATATGGTTTGTTTAACTTTTCAGAGGCTTCCCGTGCTGCATTAATCTGCCGCCAAGTTGTCCCCCCTGGTTGGATACCTTCTGCTCTTGCAGCACGATAGGCAGCCAATTCTCCATCCCATTTCTTCTGGGCTATTGGTTTTCTGGCATCTCCTGGGGCTAACTCAAGAGTGCCAATCTTGCAACCAAAACATCCTTCTACAAACTCTGGATGTGTTCTTTCTTGATGTAAACTCATAGTGCTGTAAAGTTGGCTGAAGTAACGCCAACATTCCCAGCAATTAATGCTGCTCTAGTTGCATCGTCAACGGTATGGGTATAACCACCACGATAAAATTCATCATACTCTGTTATATCTGAATCAACTGGATATCTTACTTGTTTATAAGTAGCACCAGATTTAGCAATACTAATACCTTTATTTAGTTTATAAAAGTAGAACAGTCTGTGATTACCTGCTGGTCCCTCTTCTACATTTGGTGTCTTAAATAAATAGTTTGTCATTGTTCTCCTTAATGAACTTATCCATTAGCACTGCAACGTATTCGCCGTATAAACAGTGCTAATGTATCAATCAACTAAGCAGCGATTGAAGAACCTGATTCGATTCTGAATAGAGCCTCTTCACGGTAGCGAGCAAATCCTAATACGCCGTACCAACCCATTGGGCGATGACGCATTAAGCGGTCTACTACTGGTCCGATAACTGTATGTGGCTCTTCTGCCACAGCCTCAGCAAGTGCTTGCTGTCCGCAAATAATTGTGCGGTATACGCTGTTAGCAGCGGTTCCACCAGAACCATCTTGTGCCTTGTACATACGTGGAGTTTCTACGAAGTATGCTCCGCCGTATACACCAATCTCTCCTGCCCAAACACGGTCCTGTGAAGCACCATATTGGTTTGGTACTAACCAGTTACCTGTGTCAGTAGCAAGACGGAAATCATGTGATACCTCTGGGTGAATACCAGCCCAGAAGTTTGTACCCTTACGAGGTACTGCTTTGTTAGCACGTAGTTTTGCAACTGCTCTGAAAAC